AAGATAAAGGTCTCCCAAACGCTAAACGACCAGAAGATGAAGAAGTTGCAGAATCTGTTGTCGATGTTTTGGAAGCAGACACACCCAAAGGTCCCGTTGAAGTTATAGAAGACGAAGAAGGGGCAACAATTGATTTTGATCCAACTGCAATGCCTTTACCTGAACAAGGTGATCACTTTGCAAACTTAAATGATTTATTACCAGAAGATATTACTGATCCAATCGCTAATAGATTAGAAGCAGATTACAGAGAATATAAAGCTTCTCGTTCAGATTGGGAAAGAGCTTACACTGTTGGTTTAGATCTTTTAGGATTTAAATATGAAAATAGAACTGAACCTTTCCAAGGTGCATCCGGTGCAACACACCCAGTTTTAGCAGAAGCTGTAACACAGTTTCAAGCGTTAGCTTATAAAGAATTATTACCAGCTGATGGACCTGTTAGAACTCAAATCATGGGAGCAAGTAATCCTATGAAAGAACAACAGTCTCAGCGTGTTAAAGATTTCATGAATTATCAATTGATGGATCAAATGAAAGAATATGAACCTGAGTTTGATCAAATGTTATTTTATTTACCTCTTGCAGGTTCTACATTTAAAAAAGTTTATTATGATGATCTATTAGGCAGAGCTGTTTCTAAATTTGTACCAGCTGATGATTTAATCGTGCCATACACAGCAACATCACTACAAGATGCAACATCTGTTTGTCATGTAATTAAAATGTCAGAAAATGATTTACGTAAACAACAAGTAAATGGTTTTTACACTGATATAGAATTAAATAAACCTCAAGATGTAGTTACAAATGAAGTAAAGAAAAAAGAATTAGAATTAGAAGGTTTAACTAAATCACAAAGAGTTGAACCTTTATATACATTACTAGAATTCCACGTAGACCTTGATTTAGAAGGTTTCGAAGACGTTGGTCCCGATGGTCAACCAACAGGAATAAAATTACCTTACATCGTTACAATCGAGCAAGGTAGTCGGAAAGTTTTGTCGATAAGACGAAACTTCGCGCCCAATGATCCAAAGAAAAATAAGATCCAATATTTCGTCCATTTCAAATTTCTGCCAGGACTTGGATTTTATGGCCTTGGACTCATTCATATGATTGGCGGACTGAGCCGTACTGCAACTGCGGCTCTCCGTCAATTGTTAGACGCGGGAACATTATCAAATCTTCCGGCAGGATTTAAACAAAGAGGTGTCAGAGTAAAAGATGACGCTGCAAACATACAACCGGGTGAATTTAAAGATGTAGATACACCAGGAGGAAACTTAAAGGATGCATTTGTATTCTTACCGTATAAGGAACCTTCTGCTACATTATTGCAATTGATGGGAATAGTCGTTCAAGCAGGACAAAGATTCGCGTCGATTGCTGACATGCAAGTCGGTGACGGGAACCAATCAGCAGCTGTTGGTACGACTGTAGCCCTATTGGAGCGCGGCTCTCGGGTAATGTCAGCAATCCATAAAAGGTTATATGTATCATTAAAGCAAGAATTTAAATTACTTGCTAATATCTTTAAAACTTATTTACCACCTGAATATCCATACGATGTAGTAGGCGGACAAAGAAATATTAAAGTTCAAGATTTTGATGACAGAGTAGATATTCTACCTGTTGCTGATCCAAATATATTTTCAATGTCTCAAAGAATTTCATTAGCACAAGCTGAATTACAATTAGCTATGTCTAATCCACAGATGCATAATTTATATATGTGTTATAGAAAAATGTACGAAGCATTAGGTGTAAAGGATATTGATAGAATATTACCACCACCTCCACCGAATCAACCAAAAGATCCGGCGATCGAACACATTGATGCAATGGCTATGAAACCTTTTCAAGCGTTTCCAGGTCAAGATCATAGAGCACACATAACTGCTCACTTAAATTTTATGGCTAGTAATTTTGTTAGAAACAATCCTAGCATTACTGCAGCGTTAGAAAAAAATATTATGGAGCACATATCATTGATGGCACAAGAACAAGTACAATTGGAATTTGCACAAGAGTTTCAAATGTTACCACAGATGCAACAAGCAGCTGTACAAAATCCACAAGTACAACAACAGTTAGCTCAAATCTCTCAAAAGATTGAAGCTAGAAAAGCTGTATTGATTGCAGATATGACTGAAGAATTCCTAAAAGAAGAAAAAACAATTACATCTCAATTTGATCATGATCCATTACTTAAATTGAAACAAAGAGAAGTAGATCTTAAAGCTATGGAAAGTGAACGTAAACAACAAGAAACAGATGCAAGAATTAATTTAGATAAAGCTAAGATGGTTCAAAATAGACAAATCACTGATGATAAACTGGAACAGAACGAAGATTTAGCTAATTTAAGAGCAGATACAGCAATTGAAAAATCATTAATATCTGCTGACGTTAAACTGACTTCAGATAAAATGAAGGCGAAAGATGTTAGAACCTTGAAAGGTCCTAAATCTTAGTATATACAAACCCTAGGAGAAAAATATGGCAAAAGAAGGCAAAGGATATAATCAGTCAATGTTTACTAACAAAGATGGTTATCTTAAAGGTGGAGTTAACGTAGAAATTCCTTCTGAAAATATTCATTTAGATCCAAGATCTAAAGGAAGTATTAGAGGAAATTATATTGCTCAAGGAGATAGCGCTGACGTTAGAGGAACAAAGGCGATTAGAAAAGAAAAGAAACCTGTAAAAGCAACTTGGTACTAGTATGTGGTTCAGTGCTATTAAATTAGCGATAAACGCTGGCAGTAAGATTTATGCCAATCGTCAAAAGACGAAGATGGCTATGTCTGATGCACAGTTAATGCATGCTGAACGTCAAGCTCGTGGCGAGGAAGCTTACCAGGGCAAATTGTTAGAAGCTCGTCAAAACGACTACAAAGATGAGGTGGTCCTTGCGATTCTCACGTTGCCCATTTTGGTGCTCGCTTGGGGGGTCTGGTCGGACGATCCGGCTGCTATGGAGAAGATAAAAATCTTCTTCGAGCATTTCCAGGCATTGCCATCATGGTTTACAAATTTATGGATACTTGTATGTGCGTCAATATTTGGTATAAAGGGTACACAAATTTTCAGAAATGGAAAAAAATAAATAAGGAGAAAATATGAGAAACGATTTTGGAACAAGACCTTACAAATCTAGATTCGGTGGCAGAACAGCTATGAAAAAAGGCAAGTCTGCTAAGAAACAAGGATACGATGATAGATTAGATGAGTCTCTAGGTGCAAGACACGGCAAAAAATCTCAAAGCTACAAAGCTAGAAGAAAAGAATCTGAAGGCATGGAAAAAGCTATGGGAAGAAGAAAATATGCTGCTGTTAAGACTATGGACAAAGGTCGTAGAAAAAAAGCATAAGGAAAAGTTATGACACTCTGGACAAAAGGAATGGGAATTATTATTAAAGCGATTCCAAGAAGCAAAAAAGTTTCACCCGATATTAAATCTGTTAAACCTACAAAAGATATTAAAGGAAGTGTTGAAAGAACTAAGTCTAAGGAGTACACAAAAAGAATTGATAAATTAACCGCCGCACAAAAGAAAGTTGCAACGGGTAAAAAAATGATGCAAGAAGGACAAAGAGAGAGAAAAAAAATGCGAGATACTGGAACAGCATTTCAATTTAGAGATAAAAGAACTTGGCATCCTCTTCAACCTGGAGATAAGAAAAAATATAAAATTAATAAAAAAGGAATCTCAAGAGTAGGAGACTAATGAGATTTTTTAGATCACCAAACTCTGGACAAACAGCTTTGACTTTGCAACACAGTACAAGTCCAGCATCTGGTTATAGACCACCTGCAGGACATAACGCTGATGGTTATACAATGGCTCAAAGAGTACCGATGGCTAAAGGTGGAAAAGCTAAAAAGAACTGGATACAATCAGTAAATAAATCAATCAAGAAACGTGGAACTAAAGGCAAGTGTACACCTATTACAAAAAAAGGTTGCACTGGAAGAGCAAAAGCGTTAGCAAAGACATTCAAGAAAATGGCTAAGAAAAGGAAAGGTTAATTATGGCTATTAGAGTAAAGCACCCAAAAGATCATCCTGATGTTCAAGCAAGTAAAGAGGATGATTACAAAGGTAAATACTATAAAGATAAGAAAAAAGCTGCTCGAAGATTTGCAGATACTGTTCAAACAATGATGGCTAGGAAAAGATCGGCAACAGAAGGATCTTTTAGAAAAGGTGGAAGAGCCGGTTATAACACAGGTAAAACAGTTCAAAAAACAGATCCAAACCTCTTAGATAAAGCACAAGTTGAGCTTGGAAAGAAAAGAATTAGAGATGGTAAAGAAATTAAAAACAGACGTACACAGCCAGACCTGGAAAAAAGAAAAAAAGCAATGCAAAAATTTCAATTGGGTAAAAAATATAACATAGGTGGAAGAGCTAACTTATTAGAAGAAATGGGTCGTATCGATGCAAGAAGACACCCGGATGCAGCAGATAGAGCTGAGAAAAGAAGAGTTATTGGAGAATTAAACAGAGGTTATAAATCAGGTGGTGCAGTCCTTAAAGGTAAAAAA